TCGTAAATAGAAGCGGCATAGTTTCCACTTGATAAAATTACAATAAACTGGGAAGGATTCATAAAGTGCAAGTATTTAGCTCCACAGTGCCACCGTCAGCTGTGACATAGGCATAGTATTGGAGGTTTGGTGGTAGATTAAAGTTCTGAATCATATCGTAAAGGATCAGAGATGACAGGTAGATTCACCACTTTTGCATAGGTCACGCGGCTTCCGTTATGGCTGTATTCTATATTGACAGGAAAATAGTCAACACCACCCCAGGATCCCATGTGTGTGACAGCTGTGGTTTCATGCAGATCAATTTCATAATACTCCAGGGGCACTGACCTGCGCTGGGCAATCCTGTTGACCGTGAGCTGGAGCAGATCATTGAAGTTCAAAGATCCGTCAGCGAGTTGGTCCACCCAGCCAGTCGGCCAGGTTGTAGCTGTTTGAGCAGGTCCCAAATACACAAGCTGCTGATCTTCAGGTGATCCTGCAAACCAGTTGGAAAGGTCTCCAAAGCGCGTAGAGTAGGTGACATCCTCTCCCAGCTTTCTGCGTGAATTGTCGGCCCTGTATCCGCGGAATGGGCTGGAAGATCCATGGCTCACAATGGTCCACTTTGCCTCTGCCGGCTGGACAAAATCAAGCTCAGTTCCGGAAAATTGCTCCGCCACTACTGTGAGTCCAAGAGAGACAGCTCCAATGCTTGGAACTGTTGGCAGATGGCTGTTGGTTGTAGAATATACAAAACTCCCAGGTGTTGGCACCACATCTCCACTAATATGATCATTTGCCTTGATGCTAACATATTCAGTGCTGAAAGGTGTCCAAATAGTGCCGCCGTCAGTAGTGTAGTCACCAAGCCAAAAGTAGAGTTTCATCTCCCATTGCACAGTCTCATTGAAGCCAGCAGGGATTTGGTAGTCAATGCGGATATCCATGTCATAGTCAATATGCCCTGATCCATCGGCAAAGAAGATGCCTAAATCCGTGAAGTTCTGCGTGGTGTATGTGCCATTCAAGCTGTCATATATGAAATGCTTGGTCTCAGTGTAGTTTTCCTGATTGTGCTCAAAGGTCCCAGGGTATTGGAATTGAAGCTCAGTGATGCGCAAAGGCGGAAGGAACATCTTTGTTCCTCCGCTGATCACACTCATCTCCTGGGTTCCTGAGTAGTCAATGTTTGTCTGATATGCTCCCGTGGTAGTATATACATTGAAGGAGCTCTCAGGGCGCGTCATATCCTGAAAAATGATGTATCCCTTGTCCTGATACATCTTGAGTCCAAAAGCCACGCAGATGCCCTCTAAGATGTCATAGAAGGAATGAAAGGTTACTCCTGTATTGTACACGCCGTCATGCTTGCAGCCATTGAGAAAAAGGCTGTCATATAGCGGAGAGCTTGCGTAGATCCTGGTGAGGTCTTTTGAGACCAGGAAGCCATTGAATAAACGCCAAAGGCCTGACCTCTCAAAGATGTTTGCAATCTGATCAGTGAAAGGCTCCACGCCGGTGAAGGTATATGAGTCACTGGGCATGTTCAAAAGGTTCCAGCCATCACCTGCAATGATCGTGATGAATCGCTGGCCGTTTATTACCTCAACAGTACCCACTGATGGCGTGCAGTATCCTTTCCAAAGATCACCTAAGTTCTTTGATAGAGTCATGTAAAAGATGCCATCCCCATCCTGGAGGATGCCTTCCAAGTTTTGACTGTACTCGCCCTGGGTGATGGGTGCGATCAGTTCCATCCGGCTCCCTACAATCCCAGGCTCATAGGTATCCTTTGAGTTGTATGTCACTTTCCAATCCGCCACAGTAAACTCAAAAGGAGTGTAAGCCACAGCGGTTGTGTCCGCGTAGATCTTGACATCATAGCCTTTTGATTTGGCGTGGGCAAAGAGTTGGACTGCCATCAGTTGCCAAGTATATTGAGTCCGCGCTGGTTGCGGCCATTGGAGGCTTCCATTCCAAATCCAGCAATTCGGAATTTGAGCTGCCCGGAATCATCAATTCCAAAGGGCAAGCCCATGCCTCCTCCTATGTTGTTAAATGCAGATTTGAAGTTTGCGCCACCGGTAACGAAAGCCACAGCCACAGCCAAAAGAGTTGTGGCCGCAGTCATTGCTCCCACTTGTGCAATGTAATTTTTGAAGCTCTTTTTGATTGTATCAAAGAAGTTGTCGCCATTGATCAGTGCAGCCTCAAAAGCGGAGCTCAGAATGGTTCCGAACTGCTCACCGATAAAGCTCATTGTCTCAAGCTCTTTGCTCCATTGAGCATAGGCATCGGAGATGTTCCTGGTGCGGATGGCAAGCTCATTGTACACAGGAGAGATTTGGCGCATGAGTTCAGCATGCTCACCATACTCATAGTTTACATCATGCAATCCTTTTGCCTGGAGATTGATTGCTTCAGTGTGTGGCACTACGCCATCAGTCAGATCCTTGATCTTTTGCTCTGCGGCTTCAATAGCTCCTCTTAGACGAATGAACTCGTTTGAGTTGATGGCAACCACCTCATATTGCTCCTGAAGGGCTTTGAGGCCCTCCTGAAGGCTTTTGAGGGTTTCAGGGGCTGGAGCATATACTCCGAAAGGTGCGGCTGTTCTTGTAGGGCCCTGGGGAGGGTTGGGATCCGTTCCTACAGTTGCCCCAGGCACTCCTGGCATGGTAGGATCAGAGCCTTGGTCTATCATCGGGCGGATGATGTCCTTCATGTACCTTCCCTGATAAAGAGCCACACTGGCTCTCCAAAACTCCTCCAATCCACTCACAGCAGTGGTGACAGCTGGAGATATATCTTGCCCAATGGATGCCTTCAGATTGTTCCAAGCTACATACAAACGCTGGACAGCATCAGTGGCATTGTCCGCAGGATCGCCCATTTTGTCAAGCTCCTCCTTTGCGATGTCGGTCATCGCTCGGCTGACATCCGCCACGGATGCCATCTCCAAGCTGATCCCTCCTATTTTATCTTTTAGGCGGTCCGCTGAGATACCAAGGTTGTCCAGTCGGCGTGTAGATTTACGACCTACACCTTCAATGATGGAGTTGATGAGATTCTCAATGCTCTCGCCAGTTTCATCTGCTCGGCGTTTGGCAAATTGAAGCAGCACTCCCATATCTTTGAAAGGGATGCCAAGGTTTGCTCCTTTGACGGTTTGCTGCATGATCTCCACATCACTGACCAGTCCCCTGGTCTGATTGCGGAGCTTGTCAAGATCAGCCTCAGATCCAAAGCGTGCAAAGCCTGCGGCTGCCTTTTGCAATGAGCTGCCGAGCTCCAGTGCTTCCTTTGTGAATGAAGCGATCTGACTGCCTATAAATGTAGCCCCAATCAGTCCACCCAAATTCTTGAGCTGTCCACTGAATTTCTTCATTGAACGGTCCGCGTTTGCAATCCCGCTTCTGAATGCTTTCGTGTCTAAGCCTAAAAGGAGTTTACTGAATAGGTTCATTTTTTGCAGCTCTTAAAAAGTCGGCAAAGCCGTTGTTCTTTTGTTCGTCTTTGAACCTTATCAAGTCGGTTTCCTTGATATTGTTCTTGACACTTTTGCCACTGATATTGACCAGGACCGTGGCCAGCCACCTGGTCATTTTCCATTCCTCAGTTTCACGCTGCACGCCATGCTTGATGACTGCGGCGATCTCCGCGGCGGTAAGTGTTAGAGCATCCGCCTTGCTCATTCCCAGCCTCCCAATCAGGAGGCCCAGCATTTCTACTGGACCTCCTTCGGGGAAAAAGGGCCGTTCAAGGCACTACTGATATCGGAGATGTCCTTTGTGGACATATCCTTTTTAAATTGCTCAAAGCTGGGCCGGTTGTCTTTATCCCAGTATTCCTGCGCGTAGATCAGATAAACCATGTCCGTGATCTTTGGATTGTTCATGTCCGTTATACTGCGCCCGGTTAACTCCTCAAAGAGGAGGGCAGCACCTAATGTGAATTTAGCCATCTTTTTCCCTGTTAAGATTAGTTTGTTCCTACTGTCCAAGCACCTGATCCCTGGAGGGAGAAAGTGAATGAGCCATTGTCCTTGTCAGGGAAAGAAGCAGAAAGCTGCGTGAGGACTGCCTCACCTTCAATCTTCGTCTCACCTGTCGCTGGAGTTACTGTTCCAGCAGCACACTGTGTGATCTTGATGTCCACAATCGCTCCGATGGAGTCATACAGCTCATCAGGATTCCAGTTGCTGGCATCATCATCTCCGAATAAAGCGGAGCCTGAGATAGTCCAGTTCTTTGCGCTTGCCACATATTTGCGGAACAAAGCGTCATCTTTGCTTGTCACCTCGCGGGTTTCAGCGTTCATTTCAAAGGAGCAATCGCTTTCTAAAGCGAAGCCTTTGTAGGTTGTACCTCCGTCGGTGGACAGTAGTACGCGGATCTCTCCGCCAGATAGTGAAGCCATATTTTAGCTATTAAGAATGAATAAAAAGTCAGCTGCCAGCAGTATGCGCTGGTTTGTTTCATCGTAAAAAAACTGTACACCGTCCAATGTGGCGGTAATGTAGTCAATGTCCGTTTTGATCAGATCGCGGATGGCAGAGAGTTCAGCCTGGGCTTCATCAGCATCTGCAAAATGCAGGAAGAGTGTTGCACTCAGTTCCTCAATAGGTTTGAGGTCTTTATTCTCGGTGATGTCTACACTCTGCAATGTGATCACAATGTGGTCATCAGTAGTCCCTTGGGGCGCAAAGTAGGTGAACACATCAACCGAAGCGGAAGCACTCACTGCATCAAATATGTACTGCAAGTAGTTCATCCTAAAAGTGCTTTGAGTCGTTTTTCAAAATGCCTCTGCATCATCACCTGAGCTCTTTGCATCACATTGGTATCCATCGCAGCCTTGAAAAGAAAGTTCTTTGGCTTAATGATATACTTTGGAGTGACCATCTTTCCATCACGCATGTACGGCTTATTGTGCTGCGTTTGCTTGCCTTTCTTGCGTCCAACACCTACAGGCCGGGGATCCTTGCTGGGAGCTTGTCCTCCACCAAGCAGCTGGGCGCGGCCATAGATAGCACCACTCTTGTCGGGCTCCACCAATCCAATGACCACATAGGCCTTGTCTTTATTGCGCCTGTTTTTGAATCGCTGTATTGAGTTGTAGAGATTCATCATCATTCCTGCGTCAGGCTTGATTGTGGCTTTCTTACTGGCTCCAGCGTATGCCTTGCGGCGAGCAGAGGTGACGGTTGGCTTTGCTTCCTTCCATAGAAGTGAGCGCAGCTCGCGCATGCGCAAGCCCTCAGATGTACTGAGCTTTGCAAGCTGCTTGCGATAGTCCTCAAAGCTCATTGTCTTTCCGGACTGCGTTTTCACATAGAAGGTCTTAGAGAATGCCATTGTCTCGCAATTTGGTTTTCACTAAGATATAGCGTTTCCGCCCTTCGGGAGTCACTGCAATGATGTCATAATACTTGCCGTTGTACTCAAGTTTCCAGTCAGCTGTGATGGCTGTCTGATAGCGTAAACGCCAGGCCACCATGTACTGGCTCTGCATCTGATCATTTACAAAGTTCTCTGATCCTACTGTCCCGGTCTGAGGTATTACCTCCTGACCATAGAAATCCCCCTGGCTCACAAATGTGAGCTTCACCTGCCCTGAGCTATTCTGAGAAGTAGCTGGAGCGTAAAGGGTAATTCTGCGGTCTAAGGTCATGCAAAATTGCGGCGATAGCGGAAAACAATCCGATCAAAGAAACGAGGTTGCGTATAGGGCATATCATCCCCAAAGTCAAAGCCAAATTTCACTCGCTGATATACAGCGTGCTGAATGTCTTTGGGCATGGTGGCAAAGCCAGCCGTGTATGCAATCTCCATGCGATCTCCTTCGTCTCCAATGGATGGGAAGATCACACCATCCAAAACCTCAAATTCAGTGTCCTCCGTGCGGGTTCCGTCAATGGTGACATGAACTGAAGTGATAGTACCCACGGGCCAGTAGGGGAGCTCATAAGAGCTCACCCATACTGTGTCCGCGGTGATTGTAGCACTACCAAGTACCACATGTGCATAGCTCATCGCCTCCTCACAGGCCGCCTCATAGAGGAAGGTGAGAAGTGTATCATCACCAGTGCCGTCTACACGGCAAAAGGCTTTGATTGTATCCAGGTCAATGGCCTGGGGCGTGTATACTATGCTTGTGGCCATTGTTAGATAGTTACATCTTGAGCCATGACGAAGCTCTCGTCACGCAAGATTGCGATGTCCATGAATTTCTCAATGTAGATCTCAGTGATGGAAGATTTCATTTGAGTGTAAGGGTTTACAATCAAAGAAGCTCCGCCCCACATGCCCACTGCCAAGTCAGACCAGTTACCGAAGGCAAGGCCGTAGGCCGGGCCAGCGTAGGCTGGAGACAAAGTAGTGCTAAGTGCGTTGTATCCGTTGGCGGTCTTTACTGGATCAAGAAGTCCCTCAACGAGGAAGCGGCCTGAGCCAGCGTCAACTTTTGTGGTCTTCAATTTAGCCATAACAGCGGGAGAAGTCACATAGGCAAGATTTCCCTGCAATGTGTCGGCCATGGCCAAGGTCTTCTCCATTTCAACCAAATCCTCAAAAGAGATGGCTCCAAGAGTGAGCTCCTGAGCTGAACCGTTCAAAAGAGTGTACAAGCCTGAAGGCTGATTGCTTGCGCCTGTTCCGTTTAAGATGGCGTTTTCAATGCCCTTGTTGAATGACTGGTTCAAGGTGCTGATCATACGAGCCTGGATGCCCTGGCTGTACTCTTGCTTCAAAAGCTGGTTTGATACGGATGCTGTGATCACGGCGCGCTTTGGGCTCATGTCAACAGTGCCGAAGGTCAAGTCCTGAGCTGTGTCAGCTCCGGTCTCAGTTTGCCAGTTCAGGTTGTATCCTGCTGTCTGCTTTGGGAAAGATACATTCCCTACCAAGTTCTCAAAAACGGACACCTGGCCCAATAAAGGAGTGTTAGGATAAAGGAAGTCAATGTATCGGCCAGGCTCAGTGAATACCAAGTCACCTCCATTGCTTGCTCCACCTGTTGCCGTGTTGGTACGCTTGGTAAAGAACTCAGGCATGTGAATAGCATTGTCAGCTCCATCAGCCAAACCAAGGCGGCGGCGTTCTGCAAGGCCTTCCTGGTTGATTTCAGCCTCAACGCCTGAAAGACGGCCACTGCGTGCCTCGTTCATAGCCTTGATGATGTTGAATTTCGCAAGATCGCGCTGCTCTGATTTAGAGAGCTTGCCCTGCACTGCGGATGCGTCTACAAAATTTGCAGCGCGCTCCTCGTTGTTTTCGTGATTTTCCACGGTTTCTAAGGGTTTAGATTCTACAGCTTCCGGCTGTTCGGGTTCTGATATTTCTGATTTAGCAGCCTCAAGGCTCCGGAGAGCCGCTGAGGTTGTTGGGTTTGCTCCGCGAGGAGTGAGAGAGATGTCATAGATCTCGCCTACCTCTTTGATGACACGCAAAGGCTTTTCACTGCGCACATCCAGCCACTCCTCTTTTTTGACCGTAAAAGCCCAGGAGGCCTGATCCACATCTCCGCGTCCCACTAATGTGCGGATCTCGTTTCCTGTGGATGTGTCGGGAAGTTCAAAAGCAAAATAAAGACCTTCGTCCGTTACTTGTAGATCCAGGGTTCCCTTTCCTTTGTTACGGCGAGCGAGCACTCTGTCATAGTCGTGATTATAGAGGGCGTGGATATCGTACTGGTCCAGCTGATCAAAGGCTGATCTTTCAATTCGCTCTCTAAAAGTACCCAGGTCATATTCGCGAAAATTGGCTGCGAATCCTGAGACATTTCGTCCTTCTCCATCACTGGGCAGCGGTAGGCTGCGTGTCTCCTTGTTGTCCATTTGTTATGTCGTTTTGCTGAGTGTCCATGTGCATGGGTGTGTTGTACTTGTCAGCTTCAGGATCCAGGATGGGATCCATCCCTTCATCCTTGCGGATGTCGTTTGCACTTAACACACCAATGTTCCAGTAGCTCACATTTCTTTGTACCTGAGTCATGATGTCTCCACGCATGAGTGCGCGCATGTCCAGGTTAAATTTGCGTGATCCTGAGAGGAGCTTGTTGGTGAACTCCATCTCTATCAATTCCACCATGGGGCGGATACAGTCAGTCACGAACTGAGCGTTCTGAGCTTCAATACTATTTGAGTAGCCGGCCCCTTCCATATGTCCGATTTTATGTGGCGGAACTTTGTAAAGTCGGCAGATTTCCTCTACACCAAATTTTAAGGTCTCCAGGAACTGGCTCTCACGGTTACTCAAAGCGACAGGCTTGTATTCAGCTCCTTCGGTTAAGATCGCAGTGCCTCCAGCATTTGCTCCGGCATAACGCTCATCAAATTGCTGACCAATCTGCCTCACTCGGTCCGCGTCACGAATCGTGCCCTGGATCTGAAGGATCCCTTTGGGTGTTGCGCCGCGTCCATAGAAGGAGCCGAGGTGCTTCGTGGCTGCCATGCTTGTGCCAATGGTTTCCTTCGCGTAGGCAATAGGGCTCACCCCATTGATCCCATCAATGGTCCACAGCTTTAGGTGGATGATCTGCTCAGGCAAGAGGCGCATATTTACACCAGTATTCAAACGGATCTGATAGATCAGGTCTCCGCTGGTAGTGTCCACAGTCACATAGTCATTGTCTATCAGCTCCATTCCTGCAAGGCTCACTCCGTTGCGCATTGGCAGGATGTAGGCATTCCCGCGCAGCAGCAAGTTGGTCATCATTGCCTTGCGGAAGTCATAGCTGTTGTAGTAGCTATTTGGCTGCTTTCGCACCATGTCATCAATGGGACCAGGCTGGAGGATGTATCCTTCATCCGTCTCACGGTGTAGGCGGAAAGGAAGTGAGGCGATAGTGTCAGATATAAGGCTCACGCATGCGTAAACCGTAGCCACTTTGGGGGCGTTGATGTTACTCACGGTCTCCCCTGCGGAGGTGGCAGTGCCGCCCAGCAGATTGATCAGCCAGGGGCGAGGGCTCTGAACGCCCGAAATACTGCGCACAACGCGCTGAAATAGATTTGGCATAGTATATACAAAGTTTACGAAAAATATTCGTATTAAACAAAAATAATATCATCCGCATCATAGGAACTCAAACCGGTTTGTGCGTTATGTACAAAGCCAGCCATTGCGGTCAGTATTGCCGCGGTTCCATCTATACGATCAGGAGCCTTGTCTTTGCTGAAAGTCCAGTTGTCATTTTTGTCTATGTGAAGGCTGGTGTTGGCAATCATCCAGGCTGTGACAGGGTTGCCATCATGTGTGATTGTATTGGTTACCACTGACCGATACAGCAGCTTCATGGGCTCATTGAGCATGAGTGCTGACTGCCTGACCTCATAGCAAAAATTCTTTCCATATCGCTGGCGCATACTGTCAACAGCTTCCGCTGCGTTCCATGGATCAAAGAAGATTCCCTCCACTGGGTGCTCCTGCATGATCCTTTCAATCATTCCAACACGGTGAGCTGTGGTTGTCACCTCTCCTTTAACTATGTCCAGGCATCCATTCTTGATCCAGTTTCGGACCAAGTTCGGGTATTTGTTTTTTCTCTTGGCCATGCCGTGGTCAGTGATCTGATAGTACTGTACAGTGTGGAACTCGTTGCCGTTAAAATACAGCAAAGCATAGGCTGTGAAGTCATTCACTGCTGCCAAGTCAACACCCAGGAAGCATCTCCAGTTCTTGACGCTCTTTTTGGTATTGGTACACTTTAGCCACTTGGCAAGCTCAATGTATGGCTGCGCGGATCCTGCCCACTGATTGAGGTGGAGCTTGCGCAGTGATAGCAGTGTTGGCTCGTCATGCTTGGCAGTGTTGGACATCTCCTCCAAGTACCTGTGTGAGACAGTTACTCCGAGAGATGGATTTGCCTTGGCCCAAACCTTTGGATCATGTGGATTCTCCTCATCAGCTGCGCCGTAGATGATGGTAAGCCAGGAGGGATCCATCTGAGGCTGCTCCTGAACACGGACTGCATATTCGTGCCATTTGTGTGCGAAGCTGTACGCGGAGCCAGCGGTTGTGATAGCTATCATCTGAGAGTCCCTTGCCGCCATAGATGTCCGGAGTGCTTCCCATAGATCCGGACCTTTGACCTCATTCCAGGCATGGATCTCATCTCCCAGGATCAAAGATGGATTGAGTCCGTGGTTGCTGCCTCCATCAGCTGTAAGTGTCTTGAGGAAGCCAGGCCGGCCTTTGAGCCGGATCTCTTTGCGGTATGGCTCAAGGACCTTCTGAAGCTCAGGATTGAAAAGCACCATATTGCGGACATATCCAAAGAGGATACCTGCCTGCTCCCTGGTCGCAGCGGCCAAAACTACTTGCGGATTGGAATTGTTCTTGAATCCCTCCAGCATGTGAGCGATGGCGAGCATGGCGATAAATGCACTTTTTCCGTTCTTTCGTGGAATCTCCAGCCAAATCATGCGCTTGCCTTCTCCCTCTCGGATCAGATGCCTCTGCCAGTCAAGGAGCTTCACAGGTTTCCCTGCGTGCTCGTCCTCAGTCAGGACACAATACTTCTCAATTATCTTCTCAGTCCAGGTCAAGTCCACTGCTCACAATCTTTTGAAGTTCGGATATCTTACTCTCTGCCTTTGCCAATGTTTCCACGGCTGGATTTTTCCGGATCACTGGCTGTCCTCTATCAGTAACAGCTTCCAAAATCGCGCCATGTCTTCTAATACTGCTCAAGCACTCCTCTTTAATAGAGATCCACATTTTCAATTCTTCTTCCATTTATTCCTGTTTTTGCCCTGGGGGATCTTGATCTGACCTAAAAAACGAGTGCTTC